CGAAGGGCTAGACAGCTAGCGTGGTGGCCCCTACACAGAGGGCCACGAGGACGTGGGTGAAGGACCTCACACCAGATCAGAAGCCGACCACTTGCGGATCTCAAGGGTAACACTCATGGTCGTGACGATGGTGTCAGCGTAAGCAAGCTGCCCAGTGGCAACGAGCTGGCTGGCACCACTGACGTTGTTGAAAGACTCAGAGGCATCTGATAGGTTGGCATAAGGGATAAGGCCGAGAAAGGTAACTCCGGAGACGGTCGTGGAGACTGCTTTAATCCATAGTCCCATTCCTACTTTTAGGGGGGTGGAACCAGGGTAGTCTGTGGTCTTGAAGTTCACGACTCCGGATTGCTCTACAATTGCGCCATAGTAAAGGGCTCCCTCTTCCCAATCCAGACCTCCGGAGAGGATGAAACTTGGATTGGCGGTTCCGCCTTGGCGGAAGACCATGGGCTCGTCTTCTGTCGCTGCGTACAGCGCACAGATTAATTCGATCCCGCCCGAAGCCACTGACTCGACGGAAAGGTCAGCTTCGGGGGCAGAGAAGGAGAAGTGGTAGTCCAAAAAGACAGAGCCGAATGATGTTGTAACCGGAAGGATAGAGGCCGCAGCAAAGGTAATGAGTCCCTGGGTTTCAAACCGGTAGTCGCCACCGTCCTCAGAATAATACCTCTTGAGGGTATCCACTGGGTCGATCTCCATGCTAATGCCTTCCCACACGGGGGTGAGTGCAAAGCTGGGATGAGTGGAGGCGAAATTCACAAGGTATTCGCCTATATCTAGGGTGGGGGTGGCTGTGTCATTCTCGAACCACATCATTACTGACCCAGCAGTATCGGCTGGGCACTCGGGGACGTAAGTGATGCGGGCTCGGTGGCAGACATGGGATTCGTATTGCTCGGCCATGAGGGCTAGAGTGCTGCCCAGAGCTTGGGGGGCCAATGGGATCATGAAGAGCCGTGCGCCACGGAATGAGGCGACACTCTGGGTGGAAACGCCCGAAAGCAGTTGCCTCCCAGAGACTTCTACCGTTCTACGACCGGCTTTTGTGGACTCTAGGGTATGAGTTGGGGCTCCAAACATCTGGGCACCTTCTGTGTAGGGCTCAAAGACTCGATGGACGCCTTCCTTGAAGGACTGGCGATTTGGGTGGGCGTATTTTAGGCCGATGGGCCGCGCTTCTGTATCCATAAGGCGGGAACGACTCACAGCAGGGCCAGCAAGAAAGGGAGAGCCTCTAGGGCCACTGGAACTACTTGGTCTAGGCTTGGCAACTTTGACCATATCCAGTCGAATATCCCTTCTGGTTCCTTGTCCTCGGCTACTAGTTTGTGCGCGTCGACGGGGGTTTTGGCTCCCGCCTGCTTTAGTAGTCTTTCGATCTCTTGCATCGTTCGCTCCTCGGTGGACTGCGGCAGCGATAGCTGCGGCTGCGAGGGGATACTTTTGGACGAGGGGATCCTGGGTTTTGACTGGGGTCTTGGTTGTGCCTGCCGCCTTTGCGCGGGACTTGGTGCCATTCATATGGCTGGTGGTGGTTATCACCGCTTCCTGCTTTAATCACTGGAGGTAGCTTCTCCTTCCTGGTCACCCACCACTGGGTGCTGTGACACCCGACCAGGCCAACAAACCACCTTAGTAGTCTGCCTCTACCAGCCTACGCCAGTATGGAGACAGGACAACACAGGGGGCCTGTTTTACTCTGCCCAACAGCATGACCAACTCGCTCACCTCGCTTGGAGAGAGGGAGTAACGGTCTTGTATCATGGACAAGAGTTGTGGGGTAGAAACCCCGGAACAGACTGGCTTCTCTCTTTGAATTTTATACATCCAGTCTGGGTTAATGGCCCTTTGGACCAAACCGGTGCTCGGTTCCACTGCCTCAGCGTGGGGGTCGGCGCCCGCATTTTCTGCAACCCTGAGAAGTGCGCTACGGAACGCGCCCAGGAGGGGAAGGCCTTCCGGGAGCTGGCGCATGTTGGCAGCCAGAGCCGCTGCCATCATTTCAGTCCCATTCTTCTTAAAGATGGACTGTGGGTCGGTGAGAATGCATCCCAGCTTAAGTAGTGAGCTTGGGAGAGGCACGGCATAACGGGTGGTGAGATCCGCTGAGGGAACCCACCAGTGGCGCAGGAAAGTGATATGATTAGGGCCCGCATTATTAATCTTGCATGCAAACCCCAGAGACTCAATGGACTCTCTAAGATCTTGTATCACTTCTTCCTCACTGTTGTAGTACTCGGGTTGTCGAAGACCCGTGAGACCATAAACATGCGCAGTCACGTTGCCGGTGGAGTTGGTAAGGCAGGTGGTCGAGGTCCCGCTAAGCATCTGCTCTGGCGCGAGTACCTTGAACTTACCATGGTGGCGGAAGGTGATGGTTGAAGAGGTTTGGCCTAGGTCCCTGAGAGCGTCACGCTGCTTCTTGGGCATGCCTAGTTCCTCCAGACCTTCTGACCCAGCGTCTTGGGCTTCGGGGCCCTGGGTGCGGTCATAGTCTGTGAAATCGTTGTCAACGAAGATTTTCCATTCACCTCCAGCGAGTGCAAAAGTGCAGTCGTCCCCTAACACAGCCAAACCCAGAGCCCAGGTGTCCTCAGTAGCGAGACTGTGGATGTGGTCTAGGGACTCGCGCCATTGGTCGAGTTCTGAGGCGACGACTCCGCATGCGAAAAACGGAACCACCACACATTTGGCGCTTTGGCGTGTCCTGCTGACCTCGTAGACATTCCTCCCGTTCCAGGCCTCTTTGAGACGGTAGGTACAAGATAGTGCCTCTGGACCGGTTTCGGATTGGTTGCTGTGGTCAACATTGGAGATGTTGCGACTCTTGAGGCACCAGATGAAGTCAGGGAGAGGAGTTCCCCCATAAGTGAGCTTCCTCAAGTCGATGCTCTTTGGAAAGAGTTTCTCATCGCTTTTCAGTTCATTGCTCACTGAACATCGCAGGTACCCGGATGCCTTCTGTTCGTTCGAGCACCTGGCTCGAATACGTTTTGCTTCAGAAGGAAACTTTTCTGCCCACTCAGCCTGAGTGACTACCACTTTATCCCCGAGCTTCTTGTATAGGGGGGAGACAGTCACCCGCGCGTCATGCCACCTTGCGGTGAGCCGTGCTGCATTGTAATCTCGAATGCGGTCCACGGAAGAGTCTGCGCACTTTCTGATCAGTACGGCTAAGACCTTATGACGTGCGCCCATTGGGGCGTGCGGAAGGCAGGTTGTGGCGATCAGGGGATATTGCACCTGATGCGCCGGGCCACACATCCCGTCAAGGGAGGTGGGGGGAGTCGGACCTTTAGGGTCCTCCTCAGGGGCTAGTAGCCCCTCGAGCTGTCCACTGCCAACGAGGATGCCGCACCCTTTGCGAGTTGCGTACCTATTGAGATCGTCCAGATTGACCGGAACATCTCCGCTGCGTGGAAGGGTCCGGGGGCAGGGGAAAACCCCCTCCTCCAGACACTCTCTCTCCTTTAGGGCAGTCCAGTGGGATAGCCACTGCTTGACTTCCCTCTGCAAAGGGGCACTCTGAGGCGCGGCCCGAAGGTACGCCCATGCACCAACACCAACGCAGGCCGCCAGAACGGCGCCGGCTATGGCGGTAGTGGTATCGAGTTTATTGCCGAGGAATAGACTGTTGCTGCCGGAGTCTAGCACCCATTGGACCAGGTTGAAAAGACCATGGAGCGGGGTAGCCATCTCGACCGGCAGGTTGGCGAGAGAGAGGTGTGCCATGACACGTGTGGCAGTAAGGCCCCAGTCATCCCGACCCAGAGCCGCTTCAAGCAGCCCGTAGCCGATGGAGACATATGAGCGGTACGGATTTGGGATGGTGTGGCGGACCAACTCCTCCAGCATCCCACCGAAGACACACGACATGTACTGTCTAGCACGCCAATTGCGGCTAGTCTGGGCATTGACATCAATGTTCCCAGGATTTAGCAGGCCAGGCGCGCGCTCAATGAACTCTTCCGACGTAGTACGAACATACGCGGTGAGATCGTGAGCCAGCTCAACGGCGGCCTGCGAAACGCCCTCGAGGTTCGGGGCGGTTGGGGGATTCTCCCAGGTAAGGCTTGGGAGGTACGACCTGACGGATTCAACCGCCTGGGTCGCTGCTGGCCAGTCCAGCTCAGGGAGACGATTCCTTATCTGCTCAAACATGGAGAAGTAGTACACTTTCCGTCTGAAATACCGTTGAACGGCGAATAGGGCAATCATCCCAACTCCCACGCTGACGGCCAGGTTTCGTCCTGATGGTTGGGAGTTGTCCACGAGCTCGCGGCTGGTGGTCTGAGCTGCTGATGTCCATGATGCGTCTGAGCGGTCGGCACAGCAATAGTACGCATATGGTGGGGTGTCGGTTTGCACCCTTGCTGCAAGACTTGGGAATCGGGCGGCGAGGAGTTGAAACTCGTGGTCGCTCTTGAAGCTGGCAGCGGCGGCGGTCTTATAAGCCGCCAGGTTGTAGGCATGAGTGCCCTTTGAGATAGCAAGGGCGCTGAGGGAATTAACCGCCTTCCCCCAAACCAAGTACTCGCTCTTCCTAGGAACGAGGAACCCCATAAAGGAGCCCAGGTCTTTAACCCCCTCTGAAAGGGAGCGGACTGAGTTTTCAAGCGCAGACATGGCCGGTCGCGGAAGCTGGCAACGGGCGACGCCCACTCGGGTCGGTTCTTCAGTGTAAGGAGCGAGGATGGGACCCCTGGTGAATTTCCACACCACAAAGGTCTCCATGAGGTCAGCAACCTGGGCCCAGTTCACATTATGCCCTAGGGCAACGCGGGAGCTCTGGCCCCATAGCCATACGGGAAGGTCATGGGCAGCGTGAGTGTTGTTGGCATCAGCGTGGTACTTGATAGTCCCAGGCAGTGCGGGCCCCTGGAGGTCCGCACGATACCATACACCCCCAAGCCTATTGACCCCCCCGACAAGACGGGAGTCAAAGTGGATTCCTGCGTAGTAGAGAGGAACGTTGGTGCTGGCGACCCTGTCAATTAGGGTCATGTGGGCTTTCTTGGCATACACGTCCAAGCAGATAGCTGCGGTGGCCGGGTGCGAGAATGCAACCAATGAGGATTGGCAGGCAGCCAGAGTAGATGGAATATCTGCGCTGGCGACGCCATCCTTGACGGTGTTGTCTTCTCGATGGACAACAACCGGATTGGTAAGGGGCAATTGCCCTTTACGGAGTTTTGGGTAGCCGGCTCGGAGCGCTTTGGTAGCGATCCCAGCTGCGGTGCGACCAATCTGGGCGGTCCTCACGGAACCCCAAAGGTCAACTACCTTGACCAAGGTAGAGCTGTGGGCACTGGCGGCGACTGCACTCTTCAAGAGAGTGACCGTCACCGCATATCGAGCCGCGGCAGCCAAGACATGGTCATTTGGAGGGCCTGATACGGCCCTGCATTTCATCCCAGTAGTGGATGTAATCTTCTCCTCCCATTCCGCCATTTGGCAGGAGGGAACAGGTATCTCGATGGACTGCAAGGCAGCCACGAGCGCATCACAAATGATGCGATTGGTCAGAGTGTCCAACTTAGGGTCAATTACGACCGACTTACCGGGGGGAGCAGGTTTTGAGCCTTTTCCTTCCGGAAGCTTCGGGCCCTTAGGGCCTTTTCCTCCATTCCTAGGGGTGCTAGCAGCGGACTGCTGGCTCCCCTTGGTCTTCTTGTCCTTGGTGGCCTTAGTGGCCTGTGCGCGCTTATCCTCCGATGGGGCTTGAGCCGTCTCGGAGAGCTTTCCCTTCCCCTTACCGGATGGTTTGGGCACAGCAGGCTCCTTTGCCGCTTTGGCTTGGAGTCCTAGCTGGGGGTTGCACTCGAACTTGAAAACTGGAGTAGACTGAGTGGTACTCTGGGTAGACATTGTTAT